GCGAGATCCTGAACCAAGGACCCGAACCCGCCCAGCCGCTGAACATCTTCGGCGCCGGCAACCCGGGGTTCTGACGTGCCGACTGCTGTCGAGATCCCACTGAAGCCGTCGCAAGCGCAGCGTTTCAGCGTCACGCTGAGCGACGTGACCTACAACATGCGGCTCACCTACAACATCGCGCAGGACGGCTGCTGGGTGCTCGACATCGGCGACGCGAACGGGGCGCTTCTCGTGGCCGGCATTCCGCTGGTGTCAGGCGTCGATCTCCTTTCGCAGTACCGCTACCTCGGCATCCCCGGCGCGCTGCTCGTGACGACGGATCGCGGCGCGGGCGAGGTGCCGACTTTCGACGGTCTCGGCGTCACGTCCCACCTGTACTACGTGGCCCCATGACGCTGCAGTATCTGCGAACGCTCACGGCAGCCATCGAAGGAGGGCCGACCTTCCACTATGATGGTGAGCGAGACGAAGGCTTTCGCATCCGCTTTCTAACGCAGCAGCGTGACGCCAGCACGCCCAACGTGCTTCACCTTCTGGTCAGCAATCTTAGTACGGCAACGTCACAGCCGGCTTTTTACGAGAATAGGCGCTGCAAACTGTCGGCCGGCTATGTGGATGGCGGCGAATTCCTGTTGTTCGACGGGGAGATACGGCAGGCAAGGGACCTGCGTGAGAGCGTGACGGATCGAGTTCTTGATCTGCTGGTGACGGACAAAAGCATGCCGCGCAATTACGCCGTGGCGGTTGGGGCGCTGAATGCCGGCCACACGATGAAGGACCGCGCTGAACTAGCGTTCAAAGGCTTTCGCGATCTCGGGGTAAAGATTGGCTACATCTGCGACCTGATGCCGGGCATCAAGTTCCCGCGTGGGTTTACCTATGCCGGGGATGCCAATAAGTTGCTGCGGGAAGTATGCCGAGCCACTCAGACATCGTGGAGCATCCAGAACGGCACTCTGCAAATCGTCCCTAACACCAAGGCCAAGCCGGGCGGAGCAATCGTTCTGAATAGCCAGACTGGATTGCTAGGATGGCCGATCCAGACGATCCAAGGAATAGAGGGAACAGCGATCCTTAACGGACAGATTGTCCCGACGTGCCTTGTGAAGATAAATGAGAGTAGCATCCAGCGAGCGGCGATTGATGTGAGCTATGCCGGCGACGTGACGAACAAGATGCTGCCAAAAATCGCGACAGATGGTCTGTATAAAATTCTGACAGTCAGCCACCGCGGTGATACGCGCGGCAACGATTTCGCCACGGACTTTATCGGCATAAGAAACGGCGACAATATCCCGGTTGCGATGGCAAGCCGAGGCATTGACAGTAACTATTCCGCGCAGGGCCAGCGATGAGATCCAGGGCTCTCGTCTCGCCGCAGGCACACTGAGGGCGCCTATATGGCTGGCTTCAACATTGCCGATTTCTTCGCGCTCGTCTCGTTTAAGACGGACGAAGGATCGCAGGCGCGAGCTGTAAATAGTTACGCGAAATTTGAAAAAGCGGTCAAGGACAGCGAAGCCCGGATTGAGAAAGCAAAGGCCGAAGGGGCCAAAGCGTCGGTCCGCTATGCTCTTGAAATTGAGGCTGCGCAACATCGCGAGGTGCTAGAAGCGGCCAAAACGGCCGCAAAGGTTGCGGAAGCTGAGGCGCTGAAGGTCCGGGCGCATCAGCAGAGTTCTAGGCAGCAGGCCGAAGCCATTGGCTTCTCTGTAACCAAATACATGGCTCTGTTGGATGTGGTCACGCGAGTAGCGACGGCCGTGTCCTCATCCATCGGCGGTATGGTTGGCGGCTTTGATCGCCTGCATTACGTCTCGGGACGAACCGGCGCGTCTGTCGAAAGTCTCAAGAACCTCGAGCATGCGTTCACGCAGGTTGGTGGCAAGGCTGGCGAAGCTGTCTCCGCCGTTGAGAGCTTTCAGCAGAAGCTGCGCAATAACGAGGGCCTGCGAGGCTTCGTGAAGGGCCTCGGCGTCGACATGACCAAGGACGGCGCCCAGCAGATGCTGGATACCGTAGCCGCTCTCAACGCCCAGAACGGGCGCGAGGTGGGGGCGCTTCAGGCCGGCATGCTCGGGATCAGCGAAGAGCAATACGACCTGATGGTCCGCCAATCCGAGGGCGTGAAGAGGTACTACGCCGAGCGCGCCAAGGCCGTGAAGGCATTCAATCTTGATGAGAAGGCGGCCGGCGACGCCAGCGCGAAGCTGATGCAATCGCTAGGAACGCTGTCGGTCACGGCGGAAGTCGGCTTCAGCAAATTGCTGACCGCCGTTGTCCCCCGCCTCACGGCGTGGATTGAGCGCATCACGGAATGGTTCAAGTCCAATCAGGAGCAGATCGGGCAGTTTATCACGTGGATCGGCGACAAGATCGAACTGGTTGGCAACAAGGCCGATGAGTTCTTTCGGGGTCTTGCCGGCACACTTGAGGACAAGGAGAAACAGAAGGCGTTCGACGCTTGGAAAGACGGTCTGACTGGGATCGGCGACGCCATCCAGCGGATCACCCGGTTCTCGCAGGATCTGGTCAACTCGCCGCTCTGGCGGCTGCTCAAGCTTCTGACGATCGACAACCCGCTCGCCACGTGGCCGAGCACGCTCCTGGGCAAGGTCATCGGCGGCGCGGAGGCGAGCGGCTACAACTCGCGTACCGATGCCGGGCCGGCGGGAACGGTGCCGCCTGACGACCGCACGCTTTGGCAGCGGATGGCGCCCAAGGCGCTCGGCGGCAAGGATGCACCCGCGGCTGGTAGCGGCTCGCGCTCGTTCCGCAACAACAACCCAGGGAATATCAAGGCTGGGGCGTTCGCTGATAGCATGGGCGCGACCGGCAAGGACGACGCCGGCTTCGCGACCTTCCCTGACTACGCCACGGGACGGAAGGCTCAAGAGTCCCTGTTGTTCAACAGCAAGGGCTAC